TGAGTTGAGAGACCCTACCAGCAGGCCACTTCCGTAGCCTCACCTCAGCCATTGTTGCTAATGACCGTATGCGTCCCATTACGCTATCGTATTGTCAACGTCTAGGCTTACGAAGTCTGCTGGTTGGACCTTGTAGTAGAACCTCGCGGCCAGTATCTTCGTATAGACATCCGCTTCAGCGTTCTGAAAGGTGAGTCGAGTATATTCCCCAGCAATCGAACCCGCTGAGGGTATCCTCTGTCTACGTAGCCCGTCGTTGAGACCAAACTCCATTGAGATCTCAGAGCTAGATGTAGCTAGCGTCTGCGTGATGCCTCTGGCGGTCTCGACCGTAGCTGTCCATGTACACGCGTCGTCGCTTCCGATCCGCATCTCCAAGGTGTGAGGTGACATCCGGCCTGTAGACGCGAAGACCTCATCACCCAGTGCCCCAGCCCTGAGGTAGTGTGTCCGGAGCTTGGTGTCGATAGGATATTCAACCCCAGCAGCATCCACCCAGTTCTTGGAGGAGTTGTTGAACAACCTGTAGAGCATGCCATCGTCTCCACCTGCCAGGATCTGGAAGTCTCCGTCGGCGTCCTCGATCTCACAGGCGTCTAGGAAGTTCAAGGCAGCAGCAGCAGGAGTCACGATCTCGGACCAGTACCCTGCCGGTACTTCATCAATTGGGTACTGATAGCAGAAGATCGAGCTGTAAGCCCCAGCAGCGTCAGGGTTGAACTGTAGTATCATGTTCTTCGACTTACTGTGGACCGTGTGAATCAGCTCGATGTTCACCTTGTTGAGAGCATCGTACTTGTCACGGATAGGTTCACTGATCTTGTGGGTATTGCTGAGGTCGAAGAGCCGAAGCCCGTCACGGTCAACTGAATACCCTATCAGACGTGCAACCCCAGCAGCCCTTCGACCAACACAGCCCATGCCATGCACGATCTTGTCGAACGAGAAGTCAGGGTTGTCACCGATGAGCTGCCATTTGCCTGTCTCAGTCTCGATCACCAAGCCCGCGTAGGTCTCGTAGATGGCCGTGATCTTACCGTCCATGTCCAGGGCGTTGATGAGCGGGAAGGACTCAGACTCAGCATCCTCAGAGTAGTACAAGGTGTACGGGTTCTGAGGGTCGCCAGCCATGAAGACTGTCTTCTTCCACGCGTACACGATGGCGCACTTGGGAGGCACAGAGTTGTCGTCCGAGTAATCCCCTGCTTGCGGGGCGGTCTCATTACTGAGGCTACCATCCGCAACGATGTCCGTGTAGGTGGTGGAGGTGTTGTCGAGGATCTCGTCAAGGTACAGCCAGACTGATCCGTTACCTACCGTTCGGTAGATCCGCCGCGCAGTAACTTGCGTATCCGGGGAAACCGGGATCCTAGTGAGGTCAATTTGCCCATGACTAGCGGCGGTAACAGATACAGAAGCAGGACCAGCATTGCTAAGATGACCATACTTAGAAACGTAAACAACCTTGTAGCTATAGATACCAGTAAGGCTACCTTCTCCTGAGGGGGTTGCGACAAGGGCTCCTTCGTCTGTCTTCTGGTAACGGTCGATACGGAGTCCGCTTGTGACAGTCTGTGCCGTCGAGAGGTAGAATTCAAAGCGGGTGCGCTTGACCGATTGGTCTTCTGGGTAGAAGTATCCTGTCTGTTGGCCCACCGGCGAGTTAGGTTGCCCACTACCCGGTGCTCCTGATGCGAAGTCGAGGTTTATTTTGTTCCATCCTTCTCTAATCACTCCGTTTGGAAAGTCGTATTGCCAGTTGTTGTTTCTCGTAGTATCAGAGTCAGGGCTGACATACACGGACAGCACAGGACCTTTCGTCTTGAAGCCCTGGTTGGTCGGGTAAGTCAGTGACTTAGTCAGTGAACCACGGGGGAAGTAGGTGAAGAACGATACCCGGTTCCGGATAGCTTCTTCGTTCTCTCGCTGGTCGCCTTGAGCATAGAACTCATTGTGTGTCTTGGCGAAAGAGAACACGTCAGACATGTAGAAAGCAGTCTCTCCAATAGAGTCACTTGTTCCTGAGGCGTCGATCCGTACAGCGGACCCATCCCAGGTAATGTGGCCTGTGGTGCCACTAGCCTGATCAGATAGGTCGCAAAGAAAGGGTGTCCAAGAGGAGGCATCATCGAAGTCATCGATGACCTCAATCTCAGCACCCGGAGCTGCTACACCCCACTTGGTGAAGACAGCGCCGTCGTATTTGACGTGAGCATCACCCACGCCCACCTTGTCGGGATCGATGTTGGTGATGAACATGAACCTGTCGAGAAAGGTAGAGCTGTGATAAAGGTCGGCTGTCCTGCCTGTGAGCAACGGGACTACTACACCGTTTTCAACCCTACCTAGTACGGTACCAGCAGCCACTATCGTCTGTCGTAGGATGGAGCCGTCAAGGTCGGCTGACTTGTAGAACTCAACCCACGGTAGCTTTTGAGTTACACCCCTCTCTTTGTACGGCTCGCTGAGAACCCGAGAGCTGCCCCGGATCTTGGCGATAGAGCCGTACTCTTCGAAGAAGTCACAGTTCTGGGCAATCGAAAGCTGCTCAGCCTGCAAGACCTCAGGTGTGCTCTTCGTGTAGAGTCCTTGGAACCCTTTGATGTCTAGATACGGATCATGCTCTCTGCCCATTATGCATCTCTGTAGTGGGTGTTGAACGGTGTGACACTGTTAGAGGAGATCATCCTATTGTCAATGAATCGCTCCCATGTCAGCTCCCACTCAGCACGTAGTCTAAGTAGACTCCTGGCTCTGCCCTCTTCCTGCATCTGCTCCTGATCGAACAGGGTGATAGCAGTGTCCAGTACTAGGATTTCGTCCATCATGGTAGGGAAGTCAGAGTGGAGCTGGTCGTCGTTAGCTGTCAGCTCGGTAGGTGTGACGCAGTACTCCATCCGGATCTGTCCTCCCACACCCTGGATGGGCGCAGGCTCAAGGACGAATCCACTACCAACTGATCTGTATGAGGGGTGATAGGAGTCTCCCGCGCCTGAAGGCGCGGGCTTGGAGCTGTAGTGTCTTTCTTGGCGCTGGATAGGGACGGTCGTGCCATTTGAGCGTACCAATTCCAGCTTGAAGAGGCGTTCAAAGTTCGTGGGCCAAGCGTATCGTTCTTGCAGGGCGATTGTGTCGCTGGTGCCTACCACCGTGAAGTAGCCTTCGTATGCCATGATCAGGTCGGCGCACCGCCTTCGGTAGCATGAGTTGAATACTTGCTTGATGAGGTCGTTGCTCCAAAAGCTGCCTTTTTCTTCTACCTCACCTACATATCTACGAACCCTTGTAACGAAGTTCTGCAAGGTTCCTGTAAGCTGTGCCATACTCGGTCTCCTCTATCGGAGTCAAAGATCTTCGATTCCTTTCAGCCCTGCGTCCTTATCATCTAGCGGACGGCTAGTAGCTGTATGTTTCTTCTGGCCTGGAAAGCTAATCACCTTCTCGATTGTCGGGTTGGTGGGTGCTGTCTTGCCACGTTGGAAGTTATCTCTAGCGGCTCTTGTCAGCCATGAGTTCTCTTCCTGTACTGCTTCAAGCGACTCTTGATGGGCATCCTGTGCCTGCGTCTGGGCAATGTCCTGCTCTTCTGCCAAGTGTTTACCCCAGGCATGCTCGCCGTACTTATCGCGGGTAGTGCCTTGAAGTTGCAAGCGATCGAGCATTACTTGAAGGTACGACCCTTCTTTGGATTCAATTCGGATCACATGGGTATACCCATGCGGCGCCCAAAGTCTCCACACATGCCACGCGCCTTCGGGGATTGGGGCTCCGTCACCATCTGTGGTGACAAAGCCCCATACCTCTTCGCCGTGTTCCCGGTGGATACTGAAACGTGGATCCTCTAACTCGCCCTCGTACTGGTTCATCAAGTTGTCCCACATTACGTTGAACGGGTGATAAACTATGTACAGATTCTCATCGATAGACTTTAGGTCATCCATGAACCAAGAAGGTAGGTCCTTCCCAGGCATACATTCTCTATATTTCGAGTCACTAGGGCGTAGCGTATTAGGTAGTTTCATTATCCTCTCCCAGGATTATGTAGCGTTTCTTAGAATCCAA